GAAGGCTATGAGTTTGGTGAAGCTGTAAAAAAAGCAATGGAGATGGGTTATAAAGATGGCGGCCTGATGGTTGCTATACAAAAATTTAATCAAGGTGGAAATGTAATTGATTCAAGAGCCACTGTTGAAGATATGGCAAAAGCTATACAAACTTCTTCAGCAGGTAATGATGATCAAAAATTAAGACTGTTAATGGATTACAGTATGAGTATGAATCCTAACGTAACTCCTCAAAATGTATCATCTAGTCAAGGAAAGATGGAAAAACTTTTAGGTTTACAAACTAATCCTAATTTTAATTATATGAAATCCAGTGGTCCAGGATTAATTATGCCTCCAATGGTATCAACAGGATTTAGACAAGACCCAGGTTATTTTGGTAATGAAGGAATTATGATTAATGGTAAAAAATACATGTCAGAAGATGAAGCAATAGATGATATGGGTGTAGAAACTTATAATAGATTTATGGCTGACGGCGGCATGGCAGGAGATAAAACTTATCATCAGTTTCATGATCAGTATGTACCAATGGATGAAGAGTCTATGGGTTATGCTTATGGTGGTGGAGTTGGTTCTATGATGCAACCTAAACGTGGTTTAGTAAATGAACCTGGTGGATATGCAGGTGAGGATAATAGAAGTATCGGCGAAAGAATTATAGACAATGGTTATTTCATGCGCGATGAAAGACTAGCTGGACCAGATGATGGTAATTTAGATATTGGTAATATAATTGACATGTTTTCAAAAGGTATTAGTCTCGATGAAAAAGTTGTTCCCAGAGATAAAGATTTAACATCTGTTGAAGAAATTTTTCAAGAAGACACTCCTTTAACAGAAGGCATCTTTGGACTTTCTGAAGGTTTTACTTTAAGTCCTATAACAATGCTTCGAAGATATTTAGCAAATAAAGAATTAGAAAAAAATAATAAAAAAAATGGCGGTAGAATAAATTTTGCAGGTGGTGGTGGAGATTTTCAACCTTTAGGTTATGATGAAGATGAAAGTATTACAGTAGAAGATTTAACAGTTCCCAGCAGAGTTGGAGATTTTAGAGTATCAGCATCAAAACCATTAAACGATCAATCAGGAATAATTAGTTCAGCACCAAGTATTATGAATCAAGGTGTTAATACAATCGAAGGATCTTTAATTGATGGTGATGATCCAAGTTCTAGATATGCAGTTCAACAAGATTTTAAAAGTGATAGACCTTTTGACAGAGACTTTTCAGAATTTGATAAAGCAAGAATGGGACAACAAGATTTAGAAATTACAGATAGAAACAGAGGACAGATAATTGAAAGAGCTCCATCCACACCATTTGATAGAGGTATTACAATGGCAGACATTGCAGGACCCTCTACAATAGATAGATTTAGTAATACTGTAGGACCTGTTCCAAATGTTGAAGCAACATATCAAGATAAAATTATGGGTGGATTAGATGGAGATCGAGATCCTTATAATTTTAGTCAAAACTTCGATCAAAGTTATGATGCATCAAGTGATTTGGAAGTTCCAGGCATGGGAAAAAAAGCAATTGATTTTATAGATGCTCCTGTAAATTTTATGATGAGAGCAAATAATCCTAATGTATTTGATCCAGTAGTTAATACTAAAAATTTTGTTCAAGATGGAATTACTAACATTACAGATTATGCTAAAAAAAATCTTACTCCTTCAAATATAGCAAAAAGTACTATAGGTAGTAAAATAGGTTCTGTTTTTGGTCTTCCTGCAATTATAGGTGGTCTTTTAGGTAGAACTCTTTTTAGTAATAAAAATGAATTTGAAGGACCTTATGATGATATTAACAATGATGGAGTTATTGATAGATTTGATAAAGCCAGAACAACTTTTGGTCAATCAAAAACTCTTAAAGAATATTTTGAGAAAGTAAGAGCTATTAAAGAAAATAGAGAAAAAGAAAAAGCAGCGGCAGCAGCAGCTGCGGCAGCGGCAGCATCTAGAGCAGAATCAGCAAGACAATATGATTCCGCGGTACATGGACCAAATAATTATGGATTGGGTAGTGATGGTAATCAATCTTTTGATTCAGGACAAGGGTTTGGTACTAATGCTACAACCGGCGGTCCGGTAAGTAATAGAAGTGGTAGAGGAAGAACTGATTTTAAAGACGGCGGCATAGTAAGCTTGAGAAGGTAGGCGCGGACCGTGGCTAAATTTGAAATTAATAAAAGGTTACCAGTTACAGAACAACAAAATATTACAGCTCAACAACTTTATGGAAAAGACTTTAAAGATTTATCAGTTGATCAAAGAACTACAATTAGATCGGGACAAAAAACTTTTAATGGAATTACATTTGAACAATATTTAGATGACTATACAAAAATGGCATCTGATCCTACATATCAACCTAAATATGTAAAATCAGGAGTAGGTGTAGGAATAGCTCCACAACAAAAAAGAGCTTTAGCAGAAGCAAGAAAAAGTATTACAGGTTTTCAAAATAAATATAATGCTAACACAAATAAAAGAAAAAAATTAAAAGCTCAAAAAAAATTTAAAACTCTTCCTGCAGAAGATCAATTAAAAATTAAACAAGCCAACATGGCTAAAAAAGGAAATATAAGAAGAACAAGAAGAGTTGCTAAACTTGCTGACAAAGCTTCTTTAACTCCTAATGAAAAATATTTAAACTTTCAACAATCTTTAATTACGAGACAACTTAATGATAAGATTAAAGCTAATCCTGATCTTATTTTAAAAAACAATAAATTGATTGATGATCTGTCTACTACAATATCTAAAGATGGAAATATAATAAAAATTAAACCAACTCTTTCAGAATCAGAACTTAAAAAAAGAGGTCTATATGAAATAGAACATCAAAGAGATATTTATAAAAAAGGTGCAATGAAAGATTATCCTTATAATAGAAATTTAATATTAAGCCCTCACAACAGATCAGGTGGTTTTAAAAATAATGCAGAAGAATTTATAAAAAAAAATCCAACTAGTAATAAAATTCCAGCTATTCTTGCAAAAGCAGATGAATTAAAAATTACTTTACAACCAGATGTTCCTGAAGGAACTTTTAAAACAAAAGGACTTGGATATAAACAAATTCCAGATGCAGTAGAAAAATTTAAATTAGTTGCAACAGACACAATGCCAAATTTAGTAGATGATAAATTAGGAATGGCTTCTTATGATAAAGATATATCCATGGCTAAAAAAGCATTAGGTTTTGCAAAAACTATTGGCAAAGCAAAGACCGCGCTTCCCGCTGCAGCATTAGCTGCATTTGCAACGAGCGCCAAGGCAGACGATCCAGTTTATAATAGTGAGATTGGTGCAATAGTTAAACCAGGAACAGACGATGTTGAATCGCAATCCGGACTTCTAGATTGGGCAGCAACTAATCCCGAACCACTTATAGCATCAGCGGCAATTGGTGGAGCAGGATTAACAACTGCAGGTAACACCATGTTAAAAGGATTATTAAAAACTTTAGCAGCGCCAGCTGTAGGTGCAGCAAACGCAGCCTATGAAATAAGTGAAAATTTAGAAGGTGGTGATAATATTTTAGAAGCAGTAGCTGATAAATCTGCTGGAGTTGGTTTAATGGGAAGTAGTGCATTTAGTAAAGGACTAGGATCATTATTAGGTGGAGCAAAAATAGCTAGATCATTAACACCTGTTGGCGCAGCAATGACAGCGGCTGGATTAGGTAAAGATTACTATGAATTTGCGTCAGACGAGATTGATAAAATGGATGCAATGAGTGATTATGATAGAGGAATATATAACGACATGTTGATGGATGATACCAACATTGACTTTTAATAAAACAACTGATAGACACTTTTCAGGTGTTGAATCAATTAATAATAGAGGATAGAATAGCCCATGGCTGAAATAGATAAAAGTTTACCAAATAATCCAATCGAAATAGATCTTCCAGAAGAAGAAACCGTAGATGCTACAGAAGCAGTTACAGATACATCAATGGATGGAGAAACAAAAATTGAAATGGATGAAGAAGGTGGAGCAACTATTGACTTTGATCCAAATGCAGCAGATCCTTTAGGAGGTGAAGATCACAACTCTAATTTAGCAGAATTTTTAGAAGACAGTAATTTAGATCCATTAGGTTCAGAATTAATGGACAAATATAAAGATTACAAACAATCAAGACAAGATTGGGAAGAAAGTTATAGAGAAGGTTTAAATCTATTAGGATTTAAATACATAACTCGAACAGAACCTTTTAGAGGAGCAGCATCTGTTACTCACCCAGTACTTGCTGAAGCTGTTACTCAATTTCAAGCACAAGCTTATAAAGAATTATTACCTGCAGAAGGTCCGGTTAGAACTCAAATTTTAGGAGATATTAATATTCCTAAAGAAGAGCAATCTAAACGTGTTAAAGATTTTATGAATTATCAAATTATGGATCAGATGAAAGAGTATGAACCAGAGTTTGATCAAATGTTATTTTACCTACCTCTATCAGGATCAACTTTTAAAAAAGTTTATTATGATGATTTACTAGGAAGAGCTGTAAGTAAATTTATACCCGCTGACGATTTAGTGGTGCCGTATTCTGCTACCTCATTAGAAGATGCGGAAGCTGTAATCCATGTTATTCGTATGTCACAAAATGATTTACGAAAACAACAAATCA